ATAGGAGGTTTTATGGTAGAGAGAAGGAGAGGGAGGCCTAAGAACCCGCCTAAATTTAGAGAATTAATGGAAAATCTAATACCCGCCGAAGAAATCCTCGAAAAAGATGAAGTAAAATTATATAAAGGTCTAATTGATATTTATTTGAAGGACTTTGATGAGGACAGCCTTACAGCTAACGATATGGATGATCTGATGGGAATATCCTTGAACAAAGTTCTTGAAATTCGTTTATTGAAAGCTAGTAAATCCAATAGCACTGATTTGTTAGACGCTTCTGCTGCCATCGAAAAAATAAGAAAACAAACAGAAAAATTGAAAGAAAATTTGGTCTCACGAAGAAGAGACAGGATAGATCCAAAGAAATTTAGTGGATTTTCAATAGTAGATTTAGCAGTGGCTTTTGACATGGATAAAAAGAAGGAAATGTTGTCTAGATCTTTTGAATTTAAAGAAGAAGAGAAAGAGACGCTTAAGTCTGAATTATTGATTGGTAATAGACAGGATCTTGATGCTACAATAATAGAGGAAGACGACTAGATATAAAAATAGGGGGTTGTGTTCTTGGATATAGATTTTCGCGATAATATAGATGTTATAATGGATCAGGGCGCTGGGATGGTGGAACTGTATCGTGGCGACCCTGTTTTGGCAGCTTATGATCTTTTAAAAGTAGACCTTGCTCCTATTCAGCGTGCTATTTTGAGAGATATGTGGTTTAAAAGTTTTACTATCACCGTGATGGGTCGTGGTGGAGGTAAGACTTTTTTATTGGGGACAAACGCTGTTTTACATTGTTTACTATATCCCGGCTATAGAGTTGGATTAATTTCTAGTTCTTTTAGACAAGCAAAATATATTTTTGCAGAAATTGAAAAATTATATACTAGATCTCCTATTTTTAGACAGGCGTGTGAAAAAAGACCTATTAGAGGATCTGATAGTTGTTATGTTAAATTTAAAGGCACTGATAATTCTAACGGTAGTTATATTGAAGCATTGCCGCTTGGTGTAGACGGTGCTAAAATTAGAGGTAGTCGTTTTTATTTAATAGAAGTTGATGAGTTAGCACAAGTTCCGTCAACTGTTCTTGATATGGTTGTTAGGCCAATGGCTGCCGTTACATTAGAGCCTATGGAGAAAGTACGATATATAGAAAGAATGAATAGGCTGATAGACGCAGGTTTAGCTACAGAAGATGATGTGATTGAAGGATCAACCAATAAAATGATAATGGCTTCTTCTGGTTATTTTAAATTTAATCATATGTGGAGAAGAATGAAAGCTTATTGGCGAGCGATGGCTGAGGAAGGCGAAGAAACTAAATACGCTGTACATCAAATACCCTACCAGATGATGCCGCCGGGATTTCTCGACGAAGAAAACATAAGAGAAGCTAAAAGAACTATGTCATCTATTGAATTTACGATTGAATACGAAGCTTCCATGGTTTCTGATAGCGATGGTTTTTTTAAAGCTTCTTTGTTGGAATCATGTACTTTGGGCAGCAATTTTAGCCTTTGTTCGTCTGGAGAGCCGGGTAAAAAATATGTATTAGGAGTTGATCCAAGCCAAGGCGGCTCAGCATTGTGTGCGATGATTGTTGTTGAGCTTGGTAGCCCTAACAAAATAGTGTATGCAAAAGGCATTAAGAAAAAGACGACACAAGAGATGACGATAGCAATACAAAATTTAACAGATAAATTTAATATTATTAGGATATTTATGGATTCTCAAGGTGGAGGAAAGGCTATTAGGGACTTATTACAAGAAGGTTATAACAATCATGCATTAATAATAGATATGGATGATGAAGCTACAAAAACTAAAAAAGGCAAACATATATTACAATTGGTTAATCCTACCCCTGCTTGGATTTCTGATGCCAATTTTGACACGTTAGCTTTATTGGAAAACAAAGACCTTAGATTTCCAGCCCTGCCGGATTCTGGATCTAATATAGAAGAAAAATTATATGAAGGGGTGGATCTTTTAAAATCTCAAATGCTGAATATTATAGTTACGGAAACAGCTAGAGGTATACGGCATTTTGATACTCCGAAAAAAGGTCAAAATAAGGATTTATATTCGGCTTTGATACTTGCTGCATGGGGCGCCAGGGAGTTAAGTAGAGAAATAGAAGAGCAGGAACCAGTTTTATATGGTAGTGGATTAATTAGGCCGCATCAAGCTGGCTCAAGGTTTACAACTGCTATAGCCGGTGCTGCTACTGTTCCAACCAGCAAACACGCATTATTATCTAAAAAGAATTAACTAACCATATTATTATAGGAAGTTTTATCAAAAGGAAAAGAAATAGATAAAAAGGAGTAAATGAATGATGGATCATACAGAATTAGGAAATATAACGAAAGAATTACAAACTAAATATCCGGATATTGGAATACATAAAATAGAAGTAGATTCTAATACTGGTAAAGCAGCGTTTTTTATAAAGCCGACTAGTAAAGTGTTAGCTTCTTTGCCGAACGATAAAGCTGTGCAGCTTAGAATGTCTGAAACTGCGTCCACTTTGAGAAGAGATGCTGTAGATAGAACGGCTTTGGATTTAATAAAGAAATCCCCATATGAAGATGAGCCTAGAAATTTGTTTACACGAGCTATGAAGTATTATGTTGAAAACGATGCTTATGGCGCACATATAGATATATTAACAAACTTTGCTGCAAAAGGATTTGAAAACGATATCGATGACGATAAAATCAAAGCGTTTTATGATACATGGTGTTTTGATTTGGGTTTCAAACAGATATTGGATTGGATGTTTTTTGATTTTTTTAGGGTTGGCATGGTAAGGACTTATAAAATTATAGGTAAATATGAACCTGGTATTAGTTATTTATCTCCAATTCCTGGCAAAAAATTGGAGCGTGGTATTATTAATCAGATGATTGAGAGAGCTGAGAGGATTCAAAAAAAGAGAGAGGAGAAGGCTGCTAAAGGCTTGGAGGGTAAAAAAGCTCGGGCTGCAAAAAAGAAAATATGGTCCAAGGGTTATTTGCCCATAGCTTATACAATACTAAATCCTCTGTTAATAACAATTGAAGGCAGTTTATTGTTTGATAATACTACAGTAATATTAGAGCCATCAGCTGAATTAAGAAAAATGCTAGCCACGTCCCCAGCGGATCTTACCGATGAGGAAAAAATAGTTGTAAAAAGTCTTCCTACAGAATTTAAAAAGCAGGTAGCAGCTGGTAATATTAAATTAGATCCTCAATATATCGGAAGCGTTGATTATCGAAAAATGCCTTATGAAAGATATCCTAGACCTAGAGGCGTAAAAGCATTTGATTCGTTGGAGTATAAAAATTCATTAAGAGAAGCTGATCTTAGTACATTAGATGGAATTTCAAATTATATTTTAAAAATAACTGTTGGTAGCGATGACTTTCCTGTTACTGATCAAGCACAGTTAGAAACTGTGGCAAAACTGTTTGATACTCCTAGTAAAGCATTTGACGTTGTATGGAATCATACGTTACAAATAGAAAGAATAGTTTCGCCAGAAATAGGCGACATTCTTGGGCAGGATAAATATGAACAGGTAAATGAAGATATAACTGGTGCAATTGCGTTCTCAAGAGCACTTATAGATGGCACTACTGATGTAAGTGTGGCCGAAGCTGGTTTAATAGTTAGAACTGTAATTGAGGAAATTAATTATGCCAGGCGTCAGGTTGCAAGATGGGTTTATAATGAATATAGACAAATAGCTGATGCGATGGGTTTTCAAAGATTTCCAAAAATAAGATGGGATAACACAGTATTAAGAGATATAATTTTGTATATGAGTACAATCAGTCAACTTGTAGATCGTCGTATGTTATCATATCAAACCGCTCTTGAGCAACTAGGGTTTGATTACGATAATGAATTTAATAATATGCAAGAAGAGCTGCCTTCTGTGTTAGAAGGAGTTTTAGGTATAATTGGCAGCCCGTTTCAAAAAGCTGGTGGTACACAGCCGGTTCAAGGAGCGCCTGTGGGCACGCCATCTAGTGGCAGGCCAAAAGGAAAGTTAGGTAAGAAGAAACAGCCGGCCCCGCCACAGAAAAAAACCAAAGTAACGAAAAAATCACCAAGTCAACAACCAGGTACCGCTGCAAATTTGAAGCTGGCAGAGATGGTTAAGAATATGAATAATGAGGAATTTGATCTATTAGTTGAAGAAATGACTGATTTAAGAAACAATGAATAAACTAACCATTATAATATAGAGGATTCTTATTTTAATAGGAGGGGTGTGTAGTGAAATATAAATTTAAGCCAGTAATGGTCGAAGCTAATATAGAAGTTATGGAACCAACTGATGATCTTAGAAAATCTGTAGCCTCTATTATAGAATTTCCTGATAATAAAACGCCAGACTTATTATTTTTCTCTGGCAATTTTGTTAATAGCGGAGAAAATTTAAACCATGCTTATTTTTTACCATCAGAAATGGTAAAAGCTGCTCCTACTATAGATCATAAAGCTCTGGACATAGAGCACGCAGAAGATCAAATAGTGGGCCATATTTATTCCAGTAAATTCATTGATGGAAGCGGCAAAGCGTTAGACATTGAAGAGCTTGCTTCGATGGGCGAGTCTGAATTAAATGGAATGAAGATGGGCGTTTTGATAGCTGGCATTTTATATAAAAGTAGATTTCCAGAACTTGCTAAAGAGGTAGTTGGTGGTAAATGGAAATTATCAATGGAGACATTTTTTCAAGATTATGATATCAAAGTTGGAAATGTAATAATGTCTCGAAACGAAGCTGAATCGCTAGGCTTCGCTTTTGAAATAATAGGAAAAGTTGCTAAAATTTTGAAAGAAGGCAAAGAAATAACAGTGGGTGCGATAACCAGAGTATTAAGAGGTTTATTATTTTCTGGCTGTGGGCTTGTAAAGAATCCAGCGGACCCAAAATGTGTAATTTTAGAAACAGCTAAAAAAGAGGAAGTTGAAATAGTTATTGATCTTGACAAAGGTACTATAGCTAAGGAGGAAGAAAAGGACAATAAAAGCGAGGACACGGAGGAGGAAGCGGATATAAACACGGAAGATGTTCGTACGCAAACTAGCGTTGGTATATGTGTGAGTTATCAGAAAAGAGTTATTGATGCTACATATGAAGGACCAGATGCAAAAGTTCTTCATGAAAATTGGTGTACTTTATATGATAAAGGGTGTACATCTAGTTCGCGGGACGTTACTGATTCTAATTGCCTTAGGCGTAAAGCTGAAAAAAAGGCAAAAAGTTATGCTGAATCAAAGTTGAGAGAATTAGAAAGCAAAGATAAAAGAGGTGCTTTGCTGTCAGAATTAAAAGATGTTTTAAAAAGAAATAAAAAATAAAAGGAGGTAACCGCTCATGCCACAATCGCTAAAAACAAAAGGTCATACACCTAAAGTTGTTAGAATTAATGGTGATGATAATATGACGATTATCTATAGAAATTTGGGTAATGGTCGCAGAGTTCCTTTTTTAATTGGAACTAGCGTAACTGTAGCATCCGGTAGTGTTACTGCAGATATACTCAGCGGCACCGAATTTCACGGTTATAAAATTTCTGATGCTGTTGTTCAAGTAACACCTACAAATGAAGTAGCTGCTGGTAGGTATTGGATAGAGAAAGATGCTAGTACCCCCAAGTTAATACTTCATCAAACGAACACTGTATCAGGCACTGATGCTAATTATGATGTTTATGTATTCTTAGGCGATGCTGCTTCAAGTACTTTATATAGCGCTACGTCTACTAATCAAATTTGGAGTTAATGGATTATAACGAATTAATATAGAATTAGAACTCGTATATAACAAAGCAAAGGACACGGTTTGTTTTATAATTAAGAGGTTGGTAAGCTATTATTTTGTTGTATGCTTGTATGTTTTGTAAGAAAATCATTAAGGAGGTTTAACTTTATGAGTGATCAACTTAATAGTGATGTCACCAAGATCGTTGACGATATTTTCAGGAAAAAAGAAGAGTCTGAGATGATTAAAGAGACTGAAAAAGCTTTGACAAAGTCTGCCAACACTATTAATGAGTTGACTGAGTCTTTGGAGGCAAAAGACCAAGAACTTGTTGATAAAGAAGCAGAGATTTCAGGTCTTAATGAAAATATTTCGACTCTTGGGGATAAGGTCGAAGAGTTGGAAAGTGATAAGACGACTCTTGAAACAGAAAAGACTGATCTTGAAAGTGAAAAAGCTGACATCGTTAAAAGAGCAGAAGAAGCCGAGTCAAAGATTGAAAATATGGAAAAAGATAAATTGGCTGAAGCCAGATTTGATGAATTGAAAGAATCCGGCGTTGCTGCTACTAATGACAAAGCTGTTGAAGACCAGACTTCTAAGGTTCGAGAGATGTCTGATGAAGATTTTGTATCTTATAAAGACGAGCTTGTTGCTATTAGAGAAGCTATCGTTGCAGAATTGAAAGCGTCTGAAGAAGAAGTGGACTCTACTAAAACTGAAACCGAAACCAGTGAAGAAGACGGTGAGACTGATACCGAAACTGAAACCGGCGAAGAAGAAGAGTCTGAAGAAGATGAAGAAGCTGCTGCTGATTCTGAAACAGCTATTAGTACAATGCATAGCGTTGCCGCTGCTCTTAATATGGAAATCATGCCTAATAAAGACGTGATGGCTAAATATAAAGAGTTAGGCAGTCAGATGGCTGAAAATATTAAGACTCAGAAGAGCGACGAGTAATTTTTTTAAAAATTTGTTAAGGAGGAAATATAATTATGTTTATTCCTAGACATCCAGTTGTGGAAAATCAATTCTGTCAGTTTACTACATATAGTGGAGTAGCTGGGACTGGTGGAGTTGGTGGTGTGTTAGCTTATGCTGGTGCGGTATGTTATTTGGATGAAAATGCGACTAATCAGGATGCTCTTGTTGAAATTTATGCTGCTAATGAAGCCAATATAACTAGTGATACGGACGAAATAATTCCTTTTGGTTTCTTGATGCAGAAAGTTAAAATGGGATATCATAACGTTCATCCTACTGGTTTTATGATGCCTGGAGATCTTGGGTCTTCTGACGTTATTGCTCAGCCATCATATAGCTCTGCTGGCGTTATTAATGGAGTTAAGAATGCTCCTGTTGGCGTAGCTCATCTAGGTATTTGGGATACTGTGCATTATGTGGTTAAGTATGGTAGTACTATTCCGAATGCTACTGTTGCTGCTGGTGATGGTATGTTACCTGGTCAGCATCTCCATGTTAATAATGATTCTAATGGCGTAGATGGTGCTGGTACTTCTAAGGTTACTAATTACATAAATGATAATGAAACTGATGGTATGTATTCAACCGTTGACGTTGCTGTTGCAAGAGTAGTTAAAGGCGCGGCTGCGGGACAATGCCAGGCTAGTGTTAACAACACCACGCTTTATCCTATCAGGATTAAGCTATTGGTATAATTTAAAAAGACTAAAATTGAATTGTGGATTAATGCACTAAATTAAAGTGCGTCCAAAACTACTTGAATGGGAGGATAGTTAAGGTTATGGATAGAAAAGAAATGCAAGAACTTTTCAAGGCTACTGCAGCTATCAATACTCCAGAGGGTATTGCTGCATATAGAGCTTTCGCTGCTGCTTTGACTACTCCGATTCTTCAAAAAATCGAGCAAGAATCTATTATGCGAAAATTATTCGCAGTAGAGAGGTTAGGACCGGGGGCACAGGCTAGTTATCCTGTGGCTGAAGATTTTGAGATTCCAGTTTGGGTATTACCTGGTCTTGGTTATGTTGCTCAGAACTTTATTGAAGGAATCGGCGAGGAAGTATATGTACCTACATTTACGATCGATGCTTCTGGTGATTGGAAAATAACTTATGCCAGAGATTCAAGAATTGATATTCCTCAGAGAGCTGCTGAGAAAGCTGCTAAAGGACTAGCTGATTATGAAGAAGAGTGTGGTTGGAGAATTATCCTACCCGCTGCTACTTCCTCATTTTCTGGTAAGGGACTACTTGGTTCACGTCCTGCACCTATTTATGAACTCGATCCTGCATCTACAGGTGCTGGATATTTGTCAAAAGAGCTTATTAACAAGATGATAGTCGGCTTTAAGAGAATAGGTCGTACACTTACTGATCTATATGTTGCTCCTGAAGACGCTGCTGATATTCGTGAGTGGACAGATACAGATATCGATCCAGTGACAAGAAGAGAAATTTTTCAGGCCGCTGGTATGGGAAGTATTTGGAATGTAACACTTCATGAAATTCAGCATCTTGGCGCTACTGGTTTATATAACATCAATGATGATGGATCGCTTTATGGTAAATTTATAGCTAATGCTAGTCATGAATATAATGACTATACCATCGTTAATGGTAATACTACTGCTGCTGATGGTACTATAAGTGCCCTTGGCGAAACCCAGATTATTGGTTTTGACCACAGCGTTAATGATTCGCTTGTTATGCCTATCCGTAAAGACTACGAAGCACATGATGATCCAACTCTTCTTAGAGTACAGAAACAAGGATTCTTTGGTTGGGAAGAAATTGGATTTGCATGTCTAGATTCTCGTATGTTGGGTATCGGCGTTATTGACAGAAGCTTATAATAGTATATAATCTATGGCGCCTTACTTTTACGTGAGGCGCTGTATAGATTATTATGGAGAGTGATATGAGTTTGATTCTGCAAGTGTTGATTATTATCGTGTTGATAGAAGCTATTACTAATATTTTAAGCAAATCTATTTTGTTTGAACCTGTCAGAGAATTTTTTCACAAATATAATAAATTTATATATAGATTGTTGGGCTGTCCTTATTGCACGTCAGTATGGGTGAGTATGTTTTGCGTAGCTATGTTATATTTATATAATATAAGTGTATTGCCTCTACCCCTGGCGTTGTTTTTTATGGGGATAGTTTTTCATCGATTATCTAATATATTGCATTTTATTATAGATAGAATTGATTCTAATTATATTGTTTTTTTGGATAAGGAAGACAAATAAAGAAAAGGTAAATTAAAGGAGGAAAAGGTTATGAACGGTTATATTAAAAATAAAACTCCCGTGTGGAGACACGCGATGAAAAGGCAGATTGGCCCAGGCGCATCAGTAAGTTTAGATGAGTTATATGGACAGTATGGTGAAAAGCATGGGTTAGAAGAAGGAGAGCCTTTTGTAGCATGGCTTAGAAATATTAAATTAATAAATAAGGATATATGGCAGATCGTTTATGGGGAAGAAAGCCTAGCTGAGCCTGAAAAGGCTAAAGAAGAAGCAGCTGAAATGGTCGTGCCGCTTGTTAAAAAAGAAATAGAAGTAAATGAGGTTGTTAATTTTTCTGTTAGAGCAGCCCGCGAAAAATTGCCAAAAATAACTAATTTAAATCTTCTTAAATATGCACTTAAGAGCGCTAATCAACTGGCAAATAAGGATACGTTGTGTAGGATGCTTAGAAAAAGAGTTGGTGAATTAGAGCTTTCTAGAAGATAATCAAAATAGGGGTATAATAAAATGGGATATAACGACTTTGGTAATCCAAGGAGTACAGCTGATCCATATACTATTGATGACAAAATAGGGAGAAGCGATAGTAGAGATATTGTACAATCTAGCGTGATGACCGTATCTGGTACAGCTTCGCTTTTACCCCCTAACCCACTAGGCAGAAGAAATTTTATAAGAATTAAAAATATTAGTGGTGTAAGTGTATATGTAATGTCTGATGTAGTTGGTAGTGGGTATGAAGTGCCTACAGGCCAAGAATGGGAAGAAAGTACTGATGCAGTATTATACATTGCTACTGCCGCTGGAACGGTAGATATTCTGGTATATGAAAGAGCAGCTAGATTTAATTATAGCTAATAATATAGGAATTTGCTACCGTAAGTTTAGATTTTGTAGTAAGGAGATAAATGAATGAATTGTGATGGATGTACTTTATGTTGTAAATTATTACTGGTTTCCTGGATGGATTCTCCAGCGGGAGAATATTGTAAAGAATGCGACCCAGGAGCTGGTTGTAAAATTTATGATACTATACCAGAAGGCTGTTTAAAGTTTCGATGTGCGTATAACCAGATGGAGAAAGCTTCTATTAATCTACGTCCAGATAAATGCGGTATTGTATTTGAAAAAATTTCAGACGACGTTTTTATTGGAACTGTGGCTGCGAGTGTAAAACAATTAAACAAATATGCAAATGGGCAAATAGAATCTTTTCTTAACCAGGGATTTTCTGTAGTTTTATTTCATCAAAATATTAAACGTCCTTTCATATACCCATCTCAAAGCAAAACAGAAGCTGAGGTTTGGGGTGTTATTAAAAAGAAGAGGGCCAAAATAAATGACAGTTCCTTCATACACAACTGATTTATCAGATATTACCACAGCCGATACTGGTGGTTCTTGGGATGAATTTACCGGCTTAGAAGCGGGGGCTCAGAGCGTTGGCGAGGAGGATTATTTTATCCAAGGCTCGGCTTGTACTACTGAAACTATGCCCAAATCTGGTTTGTGCTCAATAGCTTTTGACTATACTTCTAATATAACTATAGATTCAGGAATTTGCGTATTTCTGTGGCATATTTATCTGGCACCAAATAGTACCCAAACTTTTGATAATGGTGGTATGCGATTATTAATCGGTTCAGACCTTAATAACTGGGATGGTTGGAAAGTTGGTGGTAGTGATTATGCTCCTTTTCCTTATGGTGGTTGGAAGAATGTAGCCGTTGATCCTACTTTTTCCCCAGACTATACAGGCGGTGCTGGAAATCTCGGTAGTTATCGATGGTTTGGCAGCGGTATTAGTACAACTGCTGCTATGTCTAAAGGTGACCCACACGGCATGGATGCTACAAGATATGGCCGCGGAGAAGCCATTATGGAATATGGTGAAACTGATGACTATTGTACGTTTGCCGGTTTTGCTGCTACAAACGATAATCAGTCGTATAGGTGGGGTTTGTTTCAGGAAGTTGCTGGCGGATTTTTGTGGAAGGGTTTAATGAGTCTTGGGACGATATCTAATCCAGTTGATTTCAGAGACTCTAACAGAAACATAGTAATTGATGATACTCCAAGAACTTACACAGCGTTTAATGGTATAGAAGTAACCCATTCAGATTCAAGAGTGGACTGGACATCTATTTCATTTCAAGCGCTCGGAACGCTTTCCAAAGGAAAATTTGAATGTATTGATGACGCAGATATTAATTTCGATTCATGTGCATTTACCGATATGGGTACGTTTATATTCAAAAGTAACAGTACAATAAATGATACAACTTTTCGTAGATGTGGGCAAATTACGCAGGGGGATGGCGTCTTTGATGGCTGTATATTTGACGGTTCCGCTCCTTTATACGCAGATGATTTAGCGAATATAGATTATTGTGCTTTTACAAGCAGCGGTACAGGGCATGCTATGGAGCTGACAATTAGTGGTACATATACATTTACTGGTAATACTTTTACAGGATATGGTGTATCTGGGACGCTGGATGCCGCTTTATATAATAATTCTGGCGGATATATACTGCTCAATGTCGGAGGCGGGGGAGACTCACCGACTTATAGGAATGGAGCAGGAGCAAGCACGTTAGTTCAAAATACTGTTACTCTTACGCTAACAGACTTAGTAGCAAACAGTGAAGTAAGAATTTATTCAGCGGGAACAACAACAGAATTAGATGGTATAGAAAACTGCGGCACAGAGTTTGAATATTCTTATAATTATGTTGCAAGCACATACGTTGATATTGTAGTACATCATTTAGAATATGAATGGTTTAGACAGAAGGATTATCCATTAGCATCTACTGCTGCAGATTTGCCTATAGCGCAAAGAAAAGATAGATGGTATGATAATCCATAAAGGAGATTAAAATGATTGTAGAAGCCGCAGAAAATGCGAAGAAAAAAGTAATAGCATTAATAGATGAATTTATAGAACATTATGGACCAAACGGTAGAAGTTTAGAGGTTTTGATTAAAATTACTAAACCGAACAACATGGATACACACGAAGAGGAATTTAAGTTTAGCGATGAGGTTAAGGTTAATTGGTGTGTTGAAATAGGCACTAAAA